ATCGTTTGCCCAAGATTATAATCCGCGCCCGAAGCCTTGGCATGTTCTGGCTTGGTCCAGATCACGACCGTCTCTTCCGGCTGGCCCTTGATGTATTTTAGTGACTTTTGATGATAGTCAGACATTGCGCCCTATGCTCCTCAGATAAACCCGTGCCCGTTCGTCCCGTTCCTCTTGCGTGATCTCGCGCTTTGGTCCTTCGTCTTCCCAGCGTCTCTGGTTCAGCCATGTAGAAGGATGTGGGACAAAGTCGGCATCGTCCGGCCATTTAACCCGTTTCAAGATCCGAATAATATCAGAACCAGACGTGTGCAAGATCGCTTTTGCCCAGGCCTTTTCCGCAGCGCCCTTGGCCGTCTTTCGCGGATAGGCATCCCAGAAGTCTTTGAAAAGACTAAGGTCAGTCTTTCGTTGACCAAAAGAGTGTGTGAGGGGAGAGGTAGGGGATAAAGGAAGGGGGGTTATTATATCTATATTAGAAGCACTAGGGGGGAAACCATTAAGGGGAGGGGAGGGGAGAGAGAGTTCCCGATCTGTCTTGGGGACAGTAGGGGGACAATCGGGGACAAGTCGGGACATAGCGCGTTGCCTGCGCTTCTTATCGCGAGCCTTGGCCCTTCTCTCTTCAAGTTTTACATTAAGTTGGTCGTCATGGGCTTTGACTACAGCAAGGATTTGGTCACCCGTGCAGCCATTTTGAACCATGGCTTCTATGATCTTTGTTAACTCAATCATCGTTCACCTATGTTCGAGGTTGCACGATGATCCCAGACGTAATATATACGTGTGGGGTCAACGCGCACCTGCATTGCGCCGTTGTTCATGGGCCTCAGTTTGCTTCCCCTTTCTGAGGCCCAGTCCCCTTTATAGGCTTCTCGTCCAGAACTCGTCCAGCAGTTTTTCGACCTGCCCAGCTTGCTTCATCTGGTTGATCCCGTGCATCACAGTAGTGTGATCCCTGCCGCCGGATAGCTGTCCCATCTTTGGGTAGCTGAGATGTGGGCAAAGTGAGTCGGCCAGCGCCCAGACTTCCCACCGTGATCTGACATAGCGTTTGTGCCTGTGCTTGGCCCAGAGAACATAACGAACCTTGTACCCGAACTTCTGGCAGACAAAATCGCAAATGTCATCCCAAGTGGGGCGGATCTTTTCGAGCCTGACATCTGACAAGACGATCCCGTAAGGCTGGAGAGAAAACGTCTTGTTGATAGTGTGGATAAGTTTTAGATCCTCTATCTTTTCCAATATCTTAGGCTGTGGATGAGTGTTCGACACTAACGTCAGTTTCGCTCTCGGCACTATGCCCAGTCTGATCGCTCTGGCTTTGTGCTCTTCGTGTAGTTGTTTGAGATACGCCGACATCTGTTTCCCCCTCTAAAAACGCAATACCAGCAGCCAGAATAATCCTGATTGCCTCAGCCTCGGAAGAGATTTCTTGCGCGAAGCGATATTTTTTTATTTTCGAGTAAACGTGATCGGGAATAACGAGAAGTTTCTTTTGCATAAAGCCTCCTGAGTGGCGCGTCCGACAGGATTTGAACCTGTAGCCTTTGGTTTCGTAGACCAATGCTCTATCCAGTTGAGCTACGGACGCTTGATATTGAATATAGCAAAAGTATATTGACAATGCAAATGGCATATTATATATATGATGCGTTAACTTAACAAAGGGGACGTACAATGAGTGACGGATTTTCAGATGCAGAACGTAAAGCAGCATGGTGGGCCACAGACAGCCGCAGAGCGGTGAATGGTGGTTTGATTGATGTTATACGCGAGAAGCGCGGAGAGAAAGCCATAGACGATCTGAGCGAAGTAGAAGCTGTGCAGATGGGTCTGGCGATGCAGCCCACACTCGGCAAGCTCTTCTCTCAACAGAGCGGCATTGCAGTCAGAGAGCTGGATTGGGTCGGCACACATGCTACCCATACTTGGCTCAAGGCTCACGGTGATTTCGAGACAAATGATGGTGGTTTGCTAGAAGTGAAGAACTTCAATGCAGCCAGCTTCAATAAATATCCAGATCCAGATGCCGACCCCATGGATTTGCCGGAGCCGGACATTGTGCAGTGTGTCCACGAAGCAGTCGTGTTCAACAAGCCACACGTCTGGTTTGCTGTTCTGTTCGGTGGTCAGCGGTTTCGCTATTGGAAGATTATTGTCACAGATGAGATGAAAGAAGATCACATCAAACGCGCTGCCGCTTGGTGGGCTATGGCACAGACTGGCGAGTTGCCGGACGCTGAAACAATCGAACAGGCGCGATACAAGTACAGGAAAGAGAATGGCGGTTCGATCATTGCCAGCAATTATATCGAGAGCGTCATTCTTGGTCTGCAATCAATCAAAGAGCGGTTAAAAGAGCTGGAAGAGTGGGAAGAAAAGAACACGGTCATTTTGCAGAATTACATGGCCGACAAAGCTGAGATCCGCAACATTGCCGGAGAGGTTATGGTGAGTTGGAAGCAAGCCAAGGCAAGCAAACGCTTCTCAGCAGATTTATTCAAGAAGTCACAACCGGCACTCTATGAATCATTCGTAGTTGAACAGCCTGGATCACGGAGGTTTTTAGTAAAATGAGCAATGCACTTATCTCATTCGACGATCAAGAAAGGATGGCACATGCAATTGTCAAATCCGGCTTCTTTGGTCTTAAAGAAGTTAACCAAGTACTCGCGCTTATGTCTATCGCGCAAGCTGAAGGCAAGCATCCTGCCACGGTGGCTCAAGAGTACGACATTATTCAAGGTCGTCCGGCTCTTAAGTCGCAAGCCTTACTTGCGCGGTTCCAGCTTTCGGGTGGCAGAGTGGAATATCTATTTTACACGGACGAGAAAGTAGAAATGCTTTTCTCTCATCCGGCTGGCGGTGATCTTAAAGTTGAATGGACTATGAAACAAGCCCGTGACATCGGGCTGGCATCGAAAGACAATTGGAAGAAATATCCACGTCAAATGCTCGCGGCCCGTGTAGTGTCTGAAGGCATCCGGCGCGTCTATCCAGCTTGCATCCTTGGGCATTATGCAGTCGAAGAAGTCATGGATTTCGATGACAAGAAACAATTGAGAAAGCCTGAGCCAATTATTGATATTGACCATCAGGAGGTTCCAGAGGGCACTATCCCTCTCTACGTGCCTAATATGAATGGTGTCGAACCAAACGTCTATAAAATGGCCGTGGACACTGAAGAATGGATGATAGCTTTTGAGGCTCTGAAAAGCACAGTCAATAATTCAAAGAAGCTGAGCGACGAAGAAAAGCGCGTGAAGATATTGGCTCTCAAAGCCGTCAATATGATGGTTCTTAATCAGATGGAAGGTGAAAGCAATGAAGCAAACGGACAGGATTGAAGGCACTGGTGTGTTGTACACCAACAAGGACAAGAAACATCCCAAGTCACCAGATTACACTGGTGAACTTAAGATGGATCAGGACTATCGCAAGGGCGATGTCATCAAGATCAGTGCTTGGCCGTTCACGACATCTGTCGGGCCGCTTATCAATCTGAAGATCAACAATTACAAGCCTGATAAGAACCAGCAGCAATATCCAAAGGTAGTCAATGTTGATGACGGGGACGTGCCGTTTTGAGCAAGTCACAGCGAGACAAGGGACATAATTGGGAACGGGATGTGGTGCACATCCTAAAGGATCGCGGTTATGATGCGTCTCGCAATCTGACCCAGACAAGAGACAGTGGCGGTGACATCATCATTGCCAAATGGCTGTTCGAGTGTAAGCGTTACGCGAAGATAGCTGTTTACACTTGGCTGGAACAGGCAATCAAAGCTGCGGGGGAAAAACTGACTCCCGTAGTCATAGCTAAAGCAGATCGTAAAGAGCCTATAGTAATTATGCGTTTGAATGACTTTCTAGACATAATAGGGGAAGGCAATGATACGCTGGCTAAAAAAGATGTGGTGGCGGATGAGGTGTCCAAGACCACCGGAGGAAATACGGGCACTCAGAGCGCAGAAGAAAGTCGCTCAGATGGCACACAGGGAAACTAAACGGATTGACGCAAAGATACGCGCAATCACTCACATGCAATTACGCAATTCATTGCGAAAAGTAGGGGACAAGAAATGACTATTGAAAAGATTATCTTTGATCGTTCAAAGACACATGGTGACTTCAAGAAAGTGGCACTAATGAGCCAACAATTGAAGTCTGTCCTGGCGCAGGGTGATAACTGGACAAAGTTGACGGACCAGCAAAGAGAGGCAATCGAGATGATTTGCCCTAAGTTGTCGCGTATCATGTTTGGCAATAATAATTCGTCAGAACATTGGAACGATATTTCTGGTTATGCTCTTCTGGCGGCAGATGATTACAAGTTTAACGTGAATGATATTTCTGTTGAAGATGAAATAGCTGAGTTTGCTAAGAAGTATGCACCGGAAAGACCTGCAAATGGCTAATAATTTTGATCGCGTCAAAAAAGAGACAGATGTGATAATGGAAAGTCTCAGAAAAGAGATGGATCGTGATCCTTGGACCACGGTTCCGGTTGACAAGCGGCATATCAAGCAATTGTTTTATCGCATTAAGCAGCTTGAGGGCGGTTTTAAGGACATTTACGATCTTGAGGCAACCAACCATGATTCATATCACTTCTTGTCGCGTGTGATTGCCAAGGCATCATATGCTGGCGCGATAGACAATGAAGGCAAATATTCTTTTGTTCCAGATCGGTATCTAACTTCGGGGTGGAGAGATGATTGACATTAAAAAACAATACCGCACCAAGAGCGGCAAAGAAGTGAAAATTTACGCAATCAATGAAGATGGCCCTTTTCCCGTTCACGGTGCGATTAAAGGAACGCATTGGTGGGAAATTGAATCTTGGACAAGAGAAGGCCGTGCTGATCCTTACATGGAACGCGAAGATGATATCGTCGAAGTTCCAAAACGCATCAAGCAAACCGTCTACCTCAACATTTATGATGATTCATACAATAATTATGTATCGGTTCGCTATTCTAAAGAAAACGCACTAGACAAAGCAGAGGATGGTCTTGTCGCGTGTGTGAAGGTAGATATAGACGTTGAAGAGGGGCATGGCCTTACTTAACGATCATGCAAAATCGTTAAATAGCAGCATGTGCTAATTAAAGGATGTAAAAAATGATTAGAACCTTAATATCATCAATAACAGCTATGGCTGTTATGGCTATTAGCGTTCATGCTTATGAAGATGAAACGCCTGGTCAATTCTTTGCCAAATATGGTGCACACTCCGTATCAGCTCCGACGAGCAAGCAGGAAGTGGCGCGGTCCATCGCCTTCCAAGTCAACGACCGGCTTGGTTCGCAATGGGTCGAACCAGCACTTAAAATAGCTAAAATAGAGTCCGGCTATACTTGCCATGTTAAAGGGCCAAAAACACGCCACGGACGCGCTGTAGGGCCTTTACAGGTGCTTGTGGGCAGTGCTGAAAGTCTTGGCGTCAGCGCCTACGAGCTTGACACATCTTGCGCTATGCAGATTGAAGCTGGCATCAGGCATATGGAGAGGTGCGTTAAGCTGGGTGCTAAAACACCGGCTCAAATGGCCTCTTGCCATGTATCAGGAAGTCCGTTTAATAAACTCCTGATTCGTAAAGCTGAGCGTTACCGCCAAAAGTACATCAAGATGGCTGTTAACGCAAAGATCCCGCCATGGGTGGGGACGTTGTACTACTAATGGCGCGGAATGGAGCAGTCCGGTAGCTCGCTTGGCTCATACCCAAGAGGTCGCAGGTTCAAATCCTGCTTCCGCAACCATAGGTGTTACATGAAATGGCAAGACATATTAGGTATTTTAGATAGTATCATGTTGTTAACTCTAACAGTCTTAGAATTAAGACGCTTCTAGGGGACCAAAATGGCAAAGAAACCAGCAAAACCAGTAAAAACACCAGCAAAAGCACCTGAGAAGATCAAGGTCTTTATCGCTACGCCTATGTATGGCGGCATGTGTGCCGGTGTTTACACGCAGTCTATCATCATGATGCAGGCAGCTTTCCAGACTGCCGGTATTGAGGCTTGCATCTCTTTTATGTTCAACGAAAGTCTAATCACTAGAGCCAGAAATGCTCTGGTTCATTCTTTCATGAAAACAGACTGCACTCATCTTCTGTTCGTGGACGCAGACATCAAGTGGAACGGATACGATGTTCTGCGAATGTTTGACGCCGATAAAGACATTATCTGCGGTGTTTATCCTAAAAAAGAAATCAACTGGTACACGGTCAATAATGCAGTCAAGAAAGACGTGCCTATTGAGAACCTCAAGAACCATACAGGATCTTGGGTCGTGAATCTGGTTGATTACAAGCCGGATATTACCGTCCCCAACCACAAGCCTTTGGAAGTCTGGGCAGGTGGTACAGGCATGATGCTCATCAAGCGCAAGGTGTTTGACAAGCTGAAGAAGAAAGTGCCGTCTTACAACAATGACGTTCTGGATCAGGCTGGATCTATCGGGATGCAGGAACGCATTTCAGAATACTTCACCACCAGCATTGAACCTGGCACTGAACGCCTATTGTCAGAAGATTACCACTTCTGCCGCACATGGCGCTTGAATGGTGGCAAGATCTACATTGCACCTTGGATGGATCTAGGACACATGGGTAGTTATCTCTTTGAAGGTACGTTCCTCAAAGTAGATTAAATGCAATAGGCTTCGCGCCTAGCGTTGTTGATCTTGATTTCACCAATGGTCTGGTCTGTATCTTTCTTTGACCAAGAAATATCTTTCCAGACCCCACAAGCTGATTTGTTAGTCTCTGGAGTGCCCGTCAGACTCGCGCAATTTGTCAGGGGAAGTGTCAATAGCATCACCAGCACGTATCGCATTTTGTGTCCTCTTTAGTGCATCAGCAATTGCAGCAGCTTCAATTTCAGCCACCGCATCTGCACGTATTTTAGCATAAACGCCACCCAAGACTATCAGCACCAAAGCACCTATAGCCAAATAACGCCCGATAGGGCTAAAGAGCAGACTAAACACCGTGTTCATCCATGTGTTTTTTGCGCCAATACCAAACGGCTCCGCCGATTACAACAATTGACACCATAATAAGGAAGTTAGTGTCTTTAAGCATAGACACAATTGTTGCAAACAAATCATTAGCTTCTTGGACTTGTTCAATGGTTTCTTTAGCCGCGCCAACCGAACCTAAAGCACCAATAGCAATTGCGCCATTAGCCTGTTTAGAGTCAGTTATTGTCTTTACTGGAATCGGATCTGGTTCAACGCGATGATCTGGTTCATCGTGAGGATGATATTGATGAGATTTCCACCAAGTAACTTCTGCTTGCCTACGGCGAACCAAACCAGGCAATTCTTTGCCACCGGCTTTAGTCCATTTCATTAACTCTGTAGGCACAGCCTCGAAGTCACCCGCGTTGACCTTTTTGAGCAGTGTTGAAGTCTTTAGATTGCCGACACCTGCATTATAGGCAAAGTCAACCAAAACGTCGAATTGGTTCTGCGTCAGTTCCACTTTTACTAAACTGGCTACTGGTTTTTCATACTTGACCAAATCACGCTTGAGGATGGCTTCAGCTTCCTCTTGGGTGATTATCAAGCCTTCTGTGACTGTAGGCTCACCAGCAGCAGACGTATGGCCATAGCCAATAGTCCAAATGCCTACTGGGTCTTTATAAGCCTTTAACTTACAACCTTCGAATTTCTTGAGCAGGTTATCCAACCCGCCTTGCGACATTTGCATAGCAAAACCTCTTAAATAGTTTTACCTGCAACCCCAACGTCTGCGAGCTGCTTTTCCTCGCTCACCCTTCCAAGACCGTGATCTGGCACAGAAACTTTTATGTCTAGGACTATTCTTGTCTTTGGTAGGGGCTTTGAGATTACTTCCGGTAGCGCGATTATATTTAGCCCGTCCCTTAGCAGTAAGACCACTACCGGCCTTGACAGAGAGCTTTTCGCCCCTGCCAACGGACAGTGATGGTTTATCCTTTTTAGACACCGTTATAGACCTTCACCAGGAGTGAAATAAGCCTCAGAAGCAGCTTCACCTATAAACGCTATATAGAGAGTTTGGGTAGAGCTGCATTGCGGTACAGTATAGACTTTGGTGCTGCCGGGAACCGATACCAAGCAATAAGAAGGCGTACCTGCAACAGGCAAAGAAACTGTGACGTTAGAAGCCGTGCTAACTTGAAAATAGACAGGATAACCAGTGGCGCCGGTAGGCTGATGGTTAGCTACTAGAATCTGGTTTACAGGACTGTCAGCCGTGACAGTGATAGTCTGGGTAGAGGTAGTGACGTTAGCCTTGTACGTCTTACCCATAGCTTGAAAAGCAATAGTATTGCCCATTAGTACACCTTTTTGTCAGGCTT